GATTGCGCCGAGAGGAAAAGCGAACACACCAATCAGTCGGGCAACAAACATGGCAGTGATTTCACCGTTGAGTAGTGCCACAAGTTTTACAATGTTGAGTACCCAACCCGCCACTGCCACTAGTGCGAGAATGAGTATCAAGATTGATGCGACCGCGTTGCCGAATTGTTGTTTAGAAGAGGTCATTGCTGTTGCCTTCGAGGTAGATAAATGGTTCGTTTCACTCATTCTTATTCTCTCCAAATTAGCTATTGTAAAAATATCTCAATACTTTCTTCATATCTTTGAGGTCAGCTTCCCATACGTTTTTACCAATAGCACTGAAGATAAGGTTGTCAATGAAACCTCTATCTGGCCTATCGTAGATCATGATTGGAGAAGCATTAAGACGCTCCAGTGCTTTCTCCCTGCCCTTTGCTTTACAGAAATTATCTTTTTCAGAGCATATTGATAGCCCCATAAAGCGCAATCCTTTAAGGTCAGGTTTAGTGTAAGCAAAAGTAACTGCGCCAGGATAGAATCTGAGATGGAGGAACCGGAGATCATCTCTAATGTCAGAAGTGAATTCGTGGGTGATCATTTACATTTTCCTTTTGGGTTTGCAGGGGAAAGAGCCATCATTCCGATCATACCGTTCAATAACATCCACAAGCCTTTGAGCGTACCACTCAACTTTACCTGCTTCTAGTCGTATGTAGTCTTTCTTTCCGAATCGCATGAGGTATTTAAAGATTTGTCCTCGGAGATGAGCAATGACACCATTGTACCCAAGTACATGTTCCATGATGTCCATGTATTCATAACCGGGGACTATATCCTTGTAGTGCTTTGGAGAGATGGTACTCCAAACTTTGTTATCAGGATTTTCTTTGAGACCTTTAACACTCATGGAATTATCTGTTTCTTCTTTAGTTAGACCATTCCAAAGAATATCATCATTGTCAATGTCAATCATTGGTTCTATGATGGGGTTAGGATGGCTCATTCTTCCACCGTAGCGTAGATATCAAAGTCTTGGAGCATGGAGGCAATACGATTGGCAAGCTCGTTATGATCACCATCAAGTACTAGCTCGTAGGTTTGCAATGGGCCATGCTCATCAGTAGTATTAATTACAATTGAATCAGAGTATTCAGTAATAGTAGCCGAGATCATCGTTCACCTGCCATGTATTGTTCGTCGATATCTTTGTATGATGCTTGGAGCAGACAAGGTTCGTATACATCACCATTCTTGTGCATTTTACCAGTTTCATATGGAGCTACCAAACGCCGGTAGAACTCTAGTTTAGCTCCTTCAAGTGCTCCAATGACATCATTGATTCGTTGGTAGTCGAATCCGTAGGTCTTAAGATAACCGTTGATTAGGTTGGTGATGCGGTAATTAAGTTCACCGCTTGCTGACTCACCTTCTGTCTCCCAAAAGGAAGCATTAAAAACTCGATAGGCACGAGTTTCTGGTTTGACGTATGGCATTAGACTTCATCCTTTAATTTATCCTTCTTAGCAACAACTGTACAATGTTGCCAAATACCAATTTTCCACATGTTTGCACCAAATTCAGTACCATCCATGCACTCTTCTCTAATAAATCTTGCTGCTTCTTGAGGAGTCATATTGAATGGTTTATCAAAATAAAGTTTAATTGTAATCTTCATTTAGATCCTCATTTTAGGTTTCTTAAAGAGAAGAACCATTAGACAGAAACTAACGAATAGAACAATGGCACTGAAGATCTTACTGATCATTTGTATTCCTATTTGTATTCTCTACCGATTGTATCGCATGCTTTCCATACGTCGCTACGCCATTCAGTGACAATGGATTCAAAGAAAGGATGGAATTTGGTGAGCTCTTGTTTGAATGCTACTACAGGCTTACGTAGAACATAATTGGCGTAGAATAGCTCAATGGCTGTACCATGTTTTGGAAGAGTATCGTCGTTAAGGTTAGCCAGGACAATATCACAATTACGAATATCTTTAAGGTCACACTCAAAGATACGTCGCATATGCTTTTGATCGCCAGAATGCAAGCGGCGAGTAGGATCCAAGGTAGAAATTCCATAGTAGGTCTTTAGAGTGTGTCGGGCATTTTCTCGCCAGCCTTGGGCACTACTTAGGCTGACATTCTCCATGGGACCAGCGAGGTATACGATCATTCTTCGCCTTTTTGATATGGTCGGTAGATGTATAAGGGACACTGTCTTGCTGTACAGTTTGTGACGTCTTCACGTTTATCTCCTACACAATAGAGACAGAAGTTCTTAATGGCTTGCATGGGAGTGGTCTTTTTGAGCTTACGCTTGAGATCATTTTCTTCTAACCATTTAGCGTATGCTTTAGGACCAGCAGCTTTAGCAGCAACCTTTTCTGCTCTCCACTTGGCAAGAGCTAGTTGACCCTTTTCTTGTACCTCAGGTTTTAAAACTCGTTTCTTCTTTTTGAGGGGCAAAGGCGTTGTAGATGTGCTTGCTGACGTCGATTTCTTGTTGCAGCCTTTGGATTTCATTTCTGGTATCTACTCCACGTTGCCATACACGGAAATCGTCTGAGTACTCGTAGTCCCAGTCATGCCATTCAAGTAGCCTTATGTATTTACCTAGTTTAGTGTAGTACTCTTTGAGACTTTGTAGGATTTCTCTATCTAGCTCAACGCATGGATTAGAGATTTCTTTGGGATTATCCATTAGACCCTCTTGCAAGGAAACTTCTGTGATAGTACGTAGGTAATGAGTTGATCGGCGGTAACAGCGGTACTATCCATTACTTCTTTAGGGAATACTTGGAGAGCAGACACCATGAAAGTGGTGAATTCTTGGATGTCTCCACGAGGAGCACAATGGGCGGCTCCTGCAGTGGCATCATGCACACCAATAATGTATGCGGCACCCACAGCGGGGTTCTCTTTCAGAACAGCCATTAGCAGGGAGCCATTGTAGATGAACTCGTTATTGAGCCCTCGCACGTCTTGTGCCTTTACTACGTTTCCTACTAGGAGGATGCTAGCTACAATGATGATTTTAAAGAGGTTTTTCATTTCCAATCATCCTGTTCAATTTTAATTGCAGTGCGTAGATTGTGGATTTCTTCGTATACAGCACGAATGGCTTCATGGGAAACCATGTAGTATACGGAAAATGAGAGTGTGTTCCTTTCAGGGATTTTCTTTGCTTGTTCCATGAAAAGATTGTAATTATGTAGTACTATCTCGCTAGTAATCATTGTCATTATCTTCCATGACCCACCAAGTAATGATTGCCCCAAGTAAGAATCCAATGGCATATTCCAGCATTAGCCGTACCTCTCAGTCATTTGTTTGTAGATATCCTCTGCTACTCCTTTCCAGGCACGCCCACTAATGAGCGCCGTGTCAGATTCATCTGCAGGAGCCTTAGAGACTTGCTCAGCGTATCGCATGATGGCTTCCACAATGAATGCTTGTGTGAGAGCACCATGTTTAGAGAATGTCATGAGATCACGAATGAATTTGACATTATCCTTAGTCATTGTTCATCCTTGAAGAAAATACCGCTTTCAGTAGTGAAGTCTTTAGCACGATCTTGAAAATACGATTGTCCCATGTAGTCACCTTGGAATCTTAGACCTGTTTTTTGGAGAGCTTCGTAGATAGCTTGCATATAGCGCCGCCTTGATTTTTCTGGATTCCCTCCTATTTTTGAAAGGATATCCATGAGGGCTTGTGCCTCATCAAGAGTCATTGTTAGGGTGTAGTGGTTAACAGTCTCTTTCACTACTTTCTGGTACTCATAGATATTTTCTTTAGTATGGGTAGCGGTTGCCATTTTATCCTCAGGTAATAGGGTGATGATGACCCCTAGAAGATTTTGTCTCCTAGGGGCCAATCTATATACAAACGTCTATAGCGTTAGCACTACATTAGAACGGGATCTCGTCATCATCCTCTTGTGCCTGACGCTTGCCCTTGCCAGCTTTGGCCTGACGCGCAGAGGCGGCATTAGCCTCATCTTCGTCAAAGTCGAAGTCGTCACTACCTTTGGGTTCATACTTCAAGAGTTCCGTGACTTGGACACCCACGAGGATAGTCTGAACACCTCGCTTGGTGACCTTACCATTCGGACCTTTGATCTCGTAGGGACGCAGGAGAAGCTTCACGTTACCACGGGAACCATTACCAATGGTACGAGGATCAATCTCGTCGTCTTTGGTGAGACCCACAACCTTGACAGGGGCAGCAGGAGAACCATCAGCCTTGACTGCTTTCTTCTTAAGATTCAAGGACATAACATTCTTCTCGTCAGAGTCCTTCACTATGCCGTACTCTTCCATTTCAGACACTCGCTTCTTGGGGAATCGAACTTGGAGTTCCCATTGGGAGGTACCGAAAGGGCTAACCGGCCTGGCGGGGTTCAGCTTAGCCCAGTAAAATTCGAGATCTTTGACGATCACATTACGGGATTCTTCTTGTTCTTCTTCGACTTGCTGACGAGCAGGTGCTTTAACGAGTTTCTTAGACACAGTAGTTTCCTTCTTGGACGGTTGGGTGGTAGTGGTTTTAGCGGGCTTAGCAGTACGAGTAGCCATGATAAATTCCTATTGGATCAATGAGATAGATTAGTGGGTATAACCTCAGGTCCAAACTAGTAGGTACCTAAAGGGTATATATTTATGATTAATTACAAGGACTTACAAAAATGACAGTACTTAAAGAATCAAAAACAAAAAGAACAGCACCTCCTGAAGAAGATCATCAGTTTGTCTTCGATAAACCCTATGAGAAGCTTACTCCTAAAGAACGATCCATGAGTCAGCTCAAGAGATTCACCCCTGAAGGTCGTAGGTTAGGCAGGATGAAGCAGCTTGAGACACAACTCTTGGATAAACAACTACAGAAGAATTTCAAACGTAATGCAAAGGCATTCAGCAAGGTTCTAAAAGATATCCCAGAGATGTCTGGTATAGACGTCATGAAAATGTGTATTCATTTAGCTCTTGGTGAGAACGATTGGGATACAGCAGCTAAGTGGGCTAAAGAACTGGCTGAATACGAGAAGCCTAAGTTACAGCGAGTAGAGAAGATTGTTAAAGACGAAACAAAAGACATGTCTGATGAGGAGCTCATGAGACTGGCTATTGAGGAAGGACTACTCCCTAGTTCAGCCACACAAGTACCTAATGTCAACACTATCTTAAAGAATTAACTTAAGAATCCCTTTTAGGGATCTTATATAAGTACTTATAGGGACAGATAATAACTAAAGAACCTCTTAAGAGTATATCCTTAAGAGGTTCTTTTTATTATTACATTGTTAGTTAGTTCTTTTTATTAAAATACTTATAAAAGTATTCTTTAAAGGAATATCCCTTGATTATCTCCTTAAGGTACCGGCTAAATTTACTATACAAATCAACAACTTTAGGAGGATCAGGGAAATGCTTGTTGTATGCTTTTAGAGCACTTTCAAGAATCCTGACTCTCCTTGGAACACCTAGTTCTTTCCAATCTTTGAGAAATTCTTTTTCTTCTTGTGAATCAGGAGCGAGTTCAAAGTACCACCTAGAAAGATAGTTTTCAATTGTATTGATTTCGTTAACTGAATCAAAGTCGTGAGAATCAGGAACATTCCAAGTAGGATTCACGAATCTATCAATGGCTCTCTTGAAAGGTTTCCTCTGATACCCTTCAAATTGACCATCAATACATAGATAATGAGGATACTTTCGACGAGGGCCTTCTTGGATCTTCTTGAAATGCGCTAGTGTCTTGGTTAGAAAGCTTTTGAGATCTTCCTTGGGAGCTTTAATGTACTCGTTCTCTGATAGCAACTGAAGAAACAAGGACTCACCAAGATAATCATAGTCGTCATTGGTTAATTGGTACGTAGTCATTTGAGAGTTTCTCCTGATAAGCCTCGCTCAAGAGGCTCGGATAGATTGAAAGGAATAATCTTAGAACCATGAAGAACAGTTTCAATATCCTCTTTGGTGAGAACCTCTCCGTATCCATCTAACAGGAGAAAGTCCCCAGTACGCATGTCAATACGTACTGTTAGGTATTTACATTTAGATCTAGGTAGCCAAGCAAATCTTTCATTGACTGCTTGAGTGAGATGAAAGAATAATCTCTGTAGGCTACCTGAGTTGAACCATCCATTGAGATCATTCTGGTAGATGATCATATTCCTGCTCCTTTACTCTTTCCTCTTTTTTACTTGAGAATAAAACAAGTACTTTGTATAGAGCTCCTCTGGGATGAAATAGACATTACCTCCTAGGTCATTAGTGATGACTCTGATTTCATAATACTCTTGTGAAGGGATAAAGCCTTCATAGTCACTAATGGCAGGAATCCTATCGATCTCTTCAGGTGTCTGCACCATGAAGACAGATCCGCCAATGATATCTATGAAAGGAAAATTGAGTTCTTCTTCGAGGATACCTCCTTCTAGTAGACTATTTTGAAAGTATCTTGCTAGGAGAGGATCCTCTCCTGTCATTGCATAGAGACTCTTGAGTTCTTTCATTGAACTTCTCCTTTGGTTAATTCGATATGTTCAACACCAAGTTTATTCAATGCAGAGAATAGCTCAGGACTATTGGTACGGATATCTGCAAAGAAGTGTTGGAGAAAACCTCTGAGGGATTCTGCTTCAATGCTGCTTAGAGTAGTGAATCCTTCATTGGGGATATTGATGTTGAAGTGTTCTTTGGGCATGATTACCTCACTATGCTAACGCGTCAAGCCAGTAATACGATCTTTACCACGCATGAGTGTTTCATTGCGCTGACTGAGGGATTCTTTAATGATCACCTTGTCAATCTTAGGATCATAGTACTTACGATACCATTTGAGAGGATCCTTCTCCTTTTCCCTGTGAGGAAATACACTGATGAGTCGTGGTTTCATGGATTTACCTTTCATTTTAGATCTCCTTTGGAGTGCCTAACGACACTTATTAGATATCGCGTAACGATTTGTATTTAACACTCTTCACTGCTGTGGCATTGAAGATGGCTTGCTGCTCTAGTATAGCTACAGCTTTTCGTGGTACTTCATAGATAGCTACCCTGCAGCCTTGCTTGTCTAGGTATACTTCCATGCCACCCTCAAAGAACCAATCCTTGAGTTGATCCACTGAGGCAAATCCAAATCGTGGTGGTATTCCGTCGTCATTCCATTTATCTCCTTTGGGTTTATCCTCTTCTGTGACGTAATTGTCGTATTCTACTGTGGGCCTTCTCTTGGTGCTCCAGTAGTCGTGGTAATATGGAAAGTTACTCTGTAGGCATGCGGCGCCGTGGTATGGCCCATATCCTGTGGGGTCCTCAACACGGTAGATTAGCATGAAAATCTCCTTTCGATTCTTTGATGAGACTTATGAGTTCGTCATCCAATACACTCTTTCATGAATTTCCCTGAGATATCAATATAAAATACTCATACTCAGGAAATACTTCAGGTCAAATCACCTCAGAAGGCATCACCTCCACTACTCTTCCAGTATTATTCGCAAGATTATCTGCATATTCCCTTGCAGCATGATACGAATTGAAGCTCACTGTGAAGGTTCCCTTGAGGAATTGCAGCAGGATATCCTCGCGGTAGCCTTGTTGGAAGAATAATCCTTCAGGTTTCACTCCCACGTACCATTTCCAGATGTTCTCTGCAAGTTCACCATTGTAGAACACAATGGGAATAATGCAGATGATTGCTGGTGTGACCTCCACAGTGGATTTTGTCCAATTAGTCGCAGTAGTCATCATAACAATCTCCTGTTGGGTAGTAAGTGTCGTTAGGCACTCCATAATCCTCGTCAGTGCCCCATCCAAGATCTTTCAATGCTTGTGCATCATCATAGAAATCATCTGGATGAAGTGTTTCTGTCTCAATCTCCTCTACTTCGAGACCATCTGAGCTGACTCTGTCTTCTTGTTCCACTTCCTCAGGGTCTACAAAGTAGGCATTTTTCGGACGGTATTTCTCTGGGAATGGTATTAGCTTGCTAGACATGTTGCCTCCATGAAGAGTTTTTTCGGGATGTAGTACGACGGACCTCCTGAGTTGTTGTTCATGACAACAATCTCATAGTACCCTCCTGCGCACACCAGCATGGGATCTCCCTCACTGGGATAAATC